GGCTTGGATAAACGAAGGACATATAGAAGTAATACCTCAATCAGAGATAGACAGCAGATACTTAAAGCGTGACATCCTAGCGGATATTGGTATTATAGAAGCAATCCCATATGACCCACACAGAATGAGAAAACTTGTTATCGAGTTAGAGGAGGAAGGATATGAAAACTGTATGCCTATCTCCCAAAATTATACAATAGCGGCACCGACTAATCATCTAATGAGACAGGTAAACGAGGGGAAAGTCATACATGGCAATAACCCAGTTATGAATTGGATGATATCAAATATGACAATTAAAGCAGATATTAACGGAAACATAAGACCTCAAAAGTCAGACCCCAATAGAAAGATAGATGGGGTAGCTGCACTAATAAACACGATGGCATATTTTGACTTTACAGCCAAAGAAGAAACGGAAGAGTTTGCATATGAAGATAGAGGTTTTAGATTTATATAACTAAATAGAATACTCTATTGCTATTCTTATACTATTGTAGTATGAATATAAACCCTTTGAAATGGTTTGCGCGAAATGAAGTAGTAAAAACCTCAGACTCTAACTTTTCTGAAATATTTAATGTTCAAGATACTGCTAGTGGTGAAAACATAACAGTATCTAATGCCATGCAAATATCTACAGTATTCGCATGTATTAGAGTTTTAAGCGAAGGAATCGGAACATTACCACTTCATCTATATGAAAGAGATGGCAAAAAAAAGCAAAAAGCCCTCAAACATCCACTATATAATATTATTAACTTACAACCAAATAAAGAAATATCAAGCATTACATTTTGGGAAACTGCTGTTGTTCATTTGTGTCTTGATGGTAACTTTTACGCTCAAATTGTAAGAGATAGAACAGGCAAAGTTTTAGAATTGATCCCATTGTTAGCAAATAAAATCACTAAATACAGATTGGATGATGGAAGCATAATATTCACATATAACAATGGCAAAACTACTTATGAATTTAAAAAAGATGAAATATTTGAAGTCATTGGATTGTCAAAAAATGCATGGAAAGGAATGTCTCCTATTTCATATCAAAGGGAATCACTCGCACTTAACAAATCGGCAGAAAAATACGGGGCAAGATTCTTTAAAAACAATGCAACACCTCCAATAGCTGTAAAAGTGCCACAAAAACTTACAGATGAACAATATAAAAGGCTAAAAAAGTCATGGCAAAAAGCACACAGTGGCGAAAATGCTCATAAAGTTGCTCTTTTAGAGGGTGGTTCTGACATAGCTTCGATTGGTTTATCTAACTCTGATAGTCAATTCCTTGAAACGAGACAATTTCAAAAGCATGATATTTACGGAATGTATAGAGTTGCTCCACACTTAGTAGGAGATTTAACAAAATCTTCATTTAATAATATATCAGAGCAATCACAAGAACTTGTAAAATACACTTACCAGCCCTATATAAGAAGATTTGAACAAGCTATCTCTATTCAGTTGCTAAGTGATAAGGATAGAGTTAAATACTATCCAAAGTTTAATGTTGATGGGTTACTTCGTGGGGATATCGTCACTCGCTACGGAGCATACAACACTGGTAGAAACATGGGCGTTCTATCAGCTAATGAGATAAGAGAAAAAGAAGATATGAACCCTATTGATGGTGGAGATGTTTATTTAACTCCATTAAATATGACAGAGCAAGGTGGTAAAGATGAATAAATACGAACAACTCAAGCGTGAACTATCACAAAGAGTTTTATACAGAGGTGCAACTAGATTAAGTTCACATGTAGAATCTAAAGAAAGAGCGATTGAAACTGAAAATAATTCAGATGCTACATTCATCCTAATCTCAGAGAATAACGAAACAAATCGTTATGATTGGTGGAGCGGTGAAACTTTCATAGAAGAGTTAGATGTTAAAGGTGCTGATTTTTCAGAACTAAAAACATTTTTTAAAGACCACAATCCAAGCGTTGATAATGCGATTGGGAAAGTGGAAGATTTAAGAATCGAAGGAAGCCAACTTTTAGCAGGTGTTTCTTTTGGAAGTGACGACAACTCACAAACAATCAAACAAAAATACAATGATGAGATTTTAACAGATGTTTCAATCGGTTATCGTATTAATGAACTTATCTTAACTGAGAAAAAAGGAGAGCCTGACCATGTTTTGGTTACTGATTATTCGATAGTTGAGTTAAGTGCAGTTTGGAAAGGTGCTGATTCTGGTGCAATCAAAATAAAAAATGATGCAGTAGATGAAGTTAAAGAAAGAAGATTCTCGTATGACCTATATGAGAAAAAATTAAATTCAAGAAAAGGATAATACAAATGAATTTAGAACAATTACGTGCATTACTTGCAGACTTAGACACACAAATGAGAGGAATTTTAGCTGGTGCTGATAAGGAAAAAGGCTTGTCAGAGGAAGAAGCTACTAGATATGATTCTTTAGAGTCAAAATTTGATGAAGCAAAAAGAAATGTTGCTAGATTAGAAAAAGCAGAAGAACGTTCAAGTTTTATGAGTGAGCCAACTTCTAAACCAGTTGTAACTTCACACGCTGGGGATGAACGAGATGATGAAAAACCAGATGAAACATATCGTTCAGCATTTTGGAAAATGCAAACAGGGCAAGCAGTAACAACAGATGAATCAAGAGCATTAAGTACAGGAACAGATGCAAAAGGTGGTTATTTGGTGCCTGAAACATTTGCTGATACCATTATTGCAAAAGCCAAGGAAATGTCTTATATCAGAGACCTTGCAACAGTTACAAGTTCTTCAAGTGTTGAAAATGTTCCAGTTGAAGGTGATGATGGAGCCAATGGATGGATTGATGAAGAGGGAACTTACCCAGAGTCAGACCCTACAATCGGTCAAGTTCAACTATCTGCATGGAAAACAGGTCGTATTTTAAAAGTGACTGATGAAGCTTTACAGGATACTGTTCCAGCGATTGAGGGTTATGTAGCTATGAAATTCTCTAAATCAACAACAAAAGCCGAAGAAGCTGCATTTGTTACAGGTGATGGTACTAAAAAACCAACAGGTTTTATAGTTACAGCAGAAGTTGGTAAAACAGCAGCAAGTACAACAGCAATCACTGGTGACGAAGTCCTTGACCTTATCGCATCTTTAGATGAAGAGTATGAAAATAATGCTGTTCTTATGATGAACAAAAACACTCGCAATGTTCTTAGAAAACTAAAAGACGGAAACGGTCAATATTTATGGGTACAAGGTTTTACTGGAAATCCTGACACTTTTGACGGAAAACCAATTCGCATTAATAAATATATGCCAGATTTAGGTGCAAGCAATAAGCCTATTGCATATGGAGATTTTTCATACTATCACATCAAGGATAGAACAGTAATGACCATGAAGCGTCTTGACGAGAAATATGCTGATACTGGGCATGTAGGTTTTAGAGTTGATAAGCGCGTTGATGGAAAACTTGTTTTAGCAGAAGCTATTAAAACTCTAGCAAACGCTGATTCTTAGGAGTAGCACCATGAAAGTGAAGTTTATAACTTCTCTTTGTGGACTTGACACTAATTATCAAGCCAAAGACGAAGTAGAGATAAAGGATGATGAAGCGATTAGACTCATCAAGAATAATATTGCAATTCCAGTAGGAAAAACCAATGAAAAAAAATATAAAGATGCTCTTGAAAAAGAGGCACAGGAACAAGAAGATTTAGTTAAAAAACAAAAAGAAGCTGAAGCAATACTTTATGGGGACGAGCTGGCATCTGAACGAGAAAAACTCCAAAAGAGAATAGACGAAATAAATGCTATTTTAGCGGATAAAAAAGAGAAATAATGTTAATTCAAACAGTAGCACCAACGATTAATCTATTAGATGAAGTAAAAGAATATATGAAAGTTGAAGACACAAATAGTGATAGCACTATAGAGATGTTAATCGACTCAAAATATGCTTATGCGGAAGACTATACTAATAGACAATTAAAAACAGCTACTTTTGAGTTAAAAGTACCTTCTCTGCTCGATGGAGACAGTTTGCCAAAAAACCCAATTCAGTCTATAGCTAGTATTCATTTTATGGATGAGAATGAAGATTATCAACTCTTGGATGCAGGTAATTACTACTTATACCAAGAAGACGGGGTAACAAAAATATCTTTATCTAAAAGCATAGAGACCGTATCGCATAAACACGCAATAAAAATAACTTTTGTTGCAGGATACGAAGAAATACCAAAGCCAATAAAAGCATGGATTTGTTATCAGGTGTTAGTTGAGTATGACGGAGTTGAAACAGCAGTTAAAAACTTCTCTGATAAAGCATTAGAACAATATAAGGTTAGTGGTTATGAGAGCTAGAAGTCTAAAGCACAAAATAATCATTCAAACATATTCTGAAACACAGAATGATTTTGGCGAGGTTGTAAAAGGCTGGGAAGATTTTAAAACAGCCTATGCCTCTATAACTCCACTAAGCGCCAAAGAGTATTACAAAGCAG